GATGCCATTTCCTTAGTTGAATATCCAGCCATCGAACAAAACTTCGTATTCCTATCTCAGGAAAAGAACAAATATGTATTCGCTAAAGCAGACGATGAGAAAAAACTACTTGTCGGCCCTGCCCTGATTCCGAACAAACAGATTTACAGAATGGATCAGGAAACGGGTGAAGAATACTACGCACACTTTTCAAAGGAAACCATTAGGAGGGTATCGGAGCTTTACCTACAAAAGAACAACCACCACAACTATACATACGAGCATGAGAACAAGGTGGGCGGCCTTTCTCTTTTCGAGTCCTGGATAGTAGACTTTCCGGATATGGATAAATCTAGGGCTTACGGCTTTGAGCCAAAAGAAGGATGGTGGATGGTATCTCTAAAGGTTCATTCGGACGAACTATGGGCTAAGATTAAAAGCGGAGAGGTTAAGGGCTTTTCTATCGAGGGCTATTTCGCGGACAAGATTAAAGCTTCAAAGGTGTTTGACTTAGCTAGTGAAATGGATGCGCTCATTAAAAAATTAGAGGAGTCTAAAAAATAGTTTAGACAAGTCTAAAAATCAGGCACTTACACGCTTTTTTTGTAACGCCTTCATATAGATACATATAAGCACATGGAAACAAACAACATCGAAAAACTCAAAGACTCGTTTTCTAAGCTGAAAAAACTGGTCTTTGGCGAGGAAATCAAGCTAATGGCAGAAGCCAAGCTAGAAGACGGCTCTATTATCGGAACTCAGGCAGATGAGTTTGCTGAAGGAGTCGATGTGTTTTTGGTAGAAGATGGCGAAACTATGCCGCTTGAACCAGGAACGTACACCACCGAAGACGGTTTTACTTTAACAGTCGAAGAAGCTGGCACAGTTGCAAGCTATGAGGCAGTTGAAGAAGAAGCCCCTGAAGAAGAAATGTCAAACACCGAAGACTTGAAAGAGCAGATCGTTGGTGTCATGGGATTCCTTGAAAATATTATGACTGAGCTACAATCACACAAAGAACAGTTGGCAGCATTAACGCCAGAAGTTGTAGAGCTTTCAGAAGAAACGAAAGAAGACGAAGCCAAAGAAGATGCGCAAGCAGAGGCTGAAGCCATCGTACTTTCAAAAGAAAAATCCAGCGCGAATCTAAGCAAGCCTTCTAATTGGTCGGCAATGTCTCAGACTGAGCGTTCAATATACATTAAAGAAAATTATAAAAATTAATCATGGCTGATTCAGTTACTTCAACCTATGCAGGGGAGGCCGCAGGCGAATACGTTGCCGCAGCACTTCTCTCTCCGAAATCTCTAGACGGGATGACGGTTAAACCAAACGTAAAGAAAAAACTAGTAGTAAAGAAAGGCGCGGACAGCGTAGCCCTTGCAGATGCTACTTGCGACTATACTAGCGCAGGGGACGTTACAATTACCGAGCGTGTACTAAGTGTAGAATCTTTTCAAATCAACAAAACCGTTTGCAAACAAGACTTTTTGGACGATTGGGACGCAGTTTCTATGGGTGCTTCTGCACACAACGAAAACGCTCCTTCTACCTTTAACCAGTATTTTATTGACAGACTTACTAGCCGAACAGGAGAAGCAATCGAGAACAACATCTGGACGGGTATCGACGCAACTGCTGGACAGTTCAACGGATTCGAAACTTTATGGGCTGCTGACTCGGATGTAGTAGACGCTACTGCGGCTGCTTTCTCAGCTTCAACCATTGATGACGCCTTGAACACAGCGATTGACAATATTCCTGTAACAATTCTAGGTTCTTCTGACTTGAGAATTTACATGAACACTCGTTCATTATGGTACTACAAGCAGTTCCTAATGGCCAACTCTCATGGAGGTGTAAACATCTTTAACGGTGAGATTCCTGTTTTGAGCTACGCTGGTATCCAGATTGTAGAATGTCCTGGTATGTCTGTTAACAAACTAGCCATCGCAGAACAAACAAACCTTTGGTTCGGTACTAACTTACTCGACGATATGAACGAGGTTAAAGTTATCGACACGGCAGAGACTCTAGGAGACCAAAATATACGATACGTTATGCGAGCATCTGCGGGTGTACAGTACGGTATCGGTTCAGAAATCGTATACATTAACGCGTAATTATGGCCTGTAACTTAACACTCGGTAGAGCCGTAGCGTGTAAGGATCAGGTTGCTGGACTTCGCAAACTCTATTTTGCGAATTACGGCGGTTTCTCTTTAGGGTACGATGTAACAGATACCGACATGGTGGACGACTTAGGGGCTGTAACAGTCTATGAGTACGACCTAAAAGACGGAAATGCCTCTTATACTGAGGCTGTTCAATCTACACCCGAAAATGGTACAACGTTTTGGGAGCAAACTCTAGAGGTTTCCTTCCCTAAGTTGTCCAAAGAAGACCATAAGGAGCTGAAAATTATGGCCTATGGCCGTCCACATATCATCATATTGGACAACAACGACAATTTGCTTGTAATGGGCTTACTTCAAGGTTGCGATGCAACAGGAGGCGGCTTAGAAACAGGACAAGCAAAAGGAGATTTTAGCGGTTATCGCTATACCTTCACAGCAAAAGAGAAAGTTCCAGCGAACTTCTTGAAAGCGACTGCGGGTACAAGTGCTACTGCTTACCCATTTGACAACCTTACAAGTACTGTAACGGTTACAGCAGGATAATTCTCGACTCATCCTTCAAGCAATTAAGCCTCCTTCTGGGGGCTTTTTTGTTGCTTTTTTTAGAAAATACATATAAGAGTATGTGGACGGTACGCAAGAAATTCAAGGGGTTAATAGTGAACGGATTGTCTAAGCCTTTAGGCGAACAAACAGAGGCAGAAATACTAGGACTATACCCACAAATAAGAAAAAAATACTTCTATGATAAACCTGACAAGCGGACAGGCGAACTCGGTAGTGCTAACGCTAACGGAGAAGGCGACCAACCTGCCAGCTAACTACGTTCTATTCGTTTTTAAGCACGGAGCAGAAACGGTGCAAACAGCGATAGCCACAAGCGTTACAACATACGGGGGTACTAACTCTAGGACCTACGATTTAGTTGTTATCCCTTCCACCACTTTTGCCACGCTGAACGCATACTATGACTATACAGCTTATGAGCAGTCTAGCGCGGTGAACACAGACCCAACGGACGCAAGTATCGTGGGTGTATTGGAGAAGGGGAGAGCGAAGGTAAGCGGAACGGCTCAGATCACATATATAGAAAATTCAAACGAAGAAACCTATGTCATCAATCAGTAATGTAAGTGCTATCAACTTAGCAGCCTACCAACTTCCGGAAGTGGTAGAGGTATCTTCTAGGCGTTGGGTTCAATATGGTGAGGAAAACAACTACTATGAATACTTAACCGACTTAATCAATTCAAGCTCTATCCATTCAGCCATTGTAAAGGGTACAACAGACCTAATATTTGGCGAGGGCTTTAACCCGATTAAGGAGCTAGAGCAAGAAGACTTGCGGCGCATGGCGTGGGATATGTACGCTCTTGGGAATGTGGCCGTAAATGTTATATGGGATAGTAAGGGGGAGAAAGTGGTGAAGATTAAACACCTACCCGTTCAAAACGTGCGCCCCTCTAAGATGGACGAGCGTGGAAAGATACATTCGTACTGGGTTTCTGCCGATTGGAGCGACACGAGGAAGAACAAGCCCGTAGAATACTGCTCATTCGACCCACAAAAGGCAAAGGGTGAGAACGCGGAACGATCACAAATACAATTCATGCGCCCTTATAAGTCGGGGTTCTATTATTTCAGCCCTGTTGACTATCAGGGCTCTATCTCTTACATAGAATTAGACAAGGAAATAGCCAACTTCCATTTGAACAACGCTAAAAACGGCCTCACGCCTTCAATGGTGTTCAAGTTCAGGAACGGTATTCCAGACCCCGAAGCGCAAAGGCAGCTAGAGAATAAGATTAAAAAGAAATTTGGCGGCTCTGGTGGCTCGACCCTGATGTTGACGTTCTCAGAAAGCGGAGACGACTCACTAGAAGTTGACGTATTGCCAGACTCTGACGCGGATAAGAAGTACAACTTTTTAAGCGAGGAAGTTACAAGGAAGATTTTAGCAGGCCATCGCGTTACTTCGCCACTTCTGTTTGGTATTCGGGGCGGTGATGGCTTCGGCTCAAACGCTGACGAGATTAAACAGAGCTTCCTACTTTATGAGGAAACGGTTATAATGCCAAAGCAGGCTTTTTTGTCTGAGAACATTAATAAGGTCCTAGCCTTCGCGGGTCAGTCGATAGAAATAAAAACAAGCAAACCTAAAGCGTGGTTCGATGAAGAAAGCGGAGCAGATACCGAGTGAGATAGTTGAAAAAGTCTTAGAGCATTTGGAGTCTTTAGGTGAAAGCATTGAAGAACTAGAGACTGACGGGTGGGAGCTTTTAGGCTTCGAGCCTGTGGAAGATTTAGACGAGTCTAAATTTGAGCTTTCTATCTCAGCCAAGCCCACAGATAAAAGCACCCATGACAAGGGGTTATATAAGATTTTGTACGAGTACACCTCTGGCGATGGGCGCGACATCATAAGTACTTCAAGAGACTTTTGCAGAAGAATTATAAACTATCAAAAAAGAACAGCTCGAAGGTTCAGAAAGGAAGACATAGACCAAATGAGTTTCAGTAATGAGAACGGCGAGTTCGGTACTTATTCAATATTCAAGTTCAAAGGCTCGTATGGTTGTCGGCATTATTGGAAGCGATTAATTTACTTCCGTAAACGAAAGGACGGAAAGTTTTTACCTCCTTCAAAAGACCCTTCAAAGCCTTTGAACGATCAGAACGACAAAAGAGTTGGCGACACCCCAAGCGTAAGACGCGCAGGCGATGAGGCCAAAGTAAACCCTAAACCCAACAGATAATGAGCGTAGCCATTTGGATAAGCACGGAGTATCTTAAAACGACTACCCACATATCCACAGACATAGACCCTGAGAAGATACAAAACAGCGTTAGAAGCGTTCAAGACGTGTATGTTCAACCAGAACTAGGAACAGACCTATACAATAAATGCTCTTCAGACATCGCTGCAAGCTCTCTGGCGGGTAATTATGCCACGCTCGTTAATACATGGGTCGCGCCTTATTTAGCTTGGCAGACGGTAGCCGACGCGCTCCCCTTTTGGGGTGTTAGAATCGGCAACGGCGGGATTACACGAAAAAGCCCTGAAGGCGCAACGGCTTTAGATAGCTCAGAGGTCAACAGCCTAGCACAGAAAGCCCGACAAAAAGCGGAGTTCTACAAACAAAGGCTTATCGACTACCTATGCAACCAAAATGAGTTGTTCCCTGAGTACTCTACAAACACGGAGGAAGACATAACCCCTCGACATTCAAACCATTCATCGACTATATGGCTAGGGTAAAAAGAAAGGATCGGTTTACTCGAGAAAAGTTACTAGACAAATACATTAAAAAGAAGAAGATAGAAGATGGAAGAAATGATCAGCACAATAGGCGGCGGGGCTAGTGCTTTAGTTTTATCTATTGCCTACGCTCGTTGGTCCATCCAGCAGCACGGAAAGGAGATTGATAAACTTACAACCCGCTTAGACATCAACGATGAAAAGGACGCTATTAGAAATGAGGCTTTGGCGGTGATGCAAAGCAGTCTTTCCGGAATGGACACCCACCTAGCGGCGAAGATTGACGGGCTAAAGTTGGAAATACTAAACAACTACGATTCAAAGCTAACCAGGTTCGACGATAGGATTAAAAGCGTTGAGACATACCTCGACCAAAACGAACCGGACCGTAAGCGGGCGATGGAATTGCTCGCCATCGTGCAGACTAAAATGGACAGCCTAGAGGTCGGCATGAATAGAATGCTATCTAAGTTCGACGAGTACGACAAAAGTATTCAAGCCTTCTACCGGAAGAATCCAGAATTGTAAACTTTTCACCTTTATACATATAGCAGTATGCAACTTAGCAAAAACCTAAGTTTATCGGAGGCTATTAAAAGCCAAACGGCAACGCGTAGGGGCATAGATAACGTTCCTTTAGGTGAACACCTTTTAAACCTTAAACGCCTCGCACATTTCATCTTTCAGCCTTGTAGGGATAAGTTCGGCCCTCTTGCTTTGTCTTCCGGATATAGAAGCGGGGAATTGAACGAGGCCATCGGCGGTGCTTCATCCTCTCAGCATTGCAAGGGGCAAGCCTTTGACATCGACGGCGACAAAACGGGCGTGAACAATAGAGATTTATTTCATTTCATTAAAGACAACTTAGACTTTGATCAATTAATCTGGGAATATGGCAACGAACGCCAGCCAGATTGGGTTCATGTATCATACAAAGAGGGTAAGAATAGAGGCGAAGTATTAACAGCGTATAGGGTCAATGGCCGAACTCGCTACAAACATTTTGAGTTATGAGTGGTTTTTTGGGTAAAGTAGGAGAGTTTTTAGGCGGTGCAGGCGGCG